CCAGCGACCGCATGCCGTACTGCGCGATGTCGAGTAGGAGGTAGGTCATGCCCTTGTCGTCGCTGACCGGCATCTGCGAGATGGTCGGGTTCGCAGGGATGAGTGGCGGACGAATGATGCCGACCGCAGCCGAGCGCTCGAACGCGAGGTTGCCGGTGTAGGTCGCAACCATCGTAATCGCCTTCGTCGCGGCCGACATGGCAACGCGCAGGCCCGGATTGGCGATGACGATCGTTCCGCCGTTCGACACGTCGCTGTCGCCGGTCACGACGACGTATTTGTTCGTGTCGCCAGCGAAAGTGATGACGTCGCCCGCAAGGATCGTGCCGGTGCCGGCCGAGGCCAGCGTCAGCGTGGTCGTTCCCACCGCGTAACCCGCGTTGTCGGTGGTCGCGCCCGATGCCGTGCCAGCCGTGTGCGATGCGATGCCAGCGCTCTCCTTGATCTGGAAACCGAACTGGCGAAGCAGCTCACCCGACCGGCGCTCGGCGTCCGAACCGGCCTGGTAGGCCTGCTGGATGATGCCGAGGTTGCGAAGGTTGAGGCCGGCATTCGTGTCGACCACCAGCTGAAGATCAGCAAGCGGTGCGCCGTTGTCCTGCAGGATCTTGCGGGCATTGGTCATCGCCGACAGATCGGAGGCGAAGGGTGTGGTTGCGGCGGTGCCGTAAGCACGCGAGGCGCCCGCCATGACAGCCGCAACACCATCGACTTCAGCGGCATTGCGGAGGGTCCGCATCCCCTGCTTCAGAAGCTGGGAAAACCAATCCTTGTCGGTGTCACCGTTTTCGAGGCTGCGAAGCTGCTCGCCGGTGATGTTCCAATCGCACTTCTTCGAGGCCGTGATGACCACGCCGGTCGAGAGGGCGGTGGCGTCAGTGCCGGCGCTCGCTACGTTGGCAGGCGTGAAGTTGCTGGCCGCGCGCGTCGGCGCGACGGGGACGTACACGGTGTCGCCTTTGGCAACGCCCTTGTCGTCGAAACTGGTATTGATGGAGCCGATCAGGCCGAAAGGCTCTGCGGCCACTTCCTTGGCGGCCGAGTAAGCGACAGGCGCTAGGGCGGTGAGGGTGTTGGACATGGAATGGCACTCCAGCTCGGTGAATCCGTGGAAACCGCGAGCGGCCTAGCCTGCTCGAAAGCGGTGCCCGGCCTAGCCGGAGTGGAAGGCGCCTAGCCCCTCCCGGCGCGACATTAAGCCGCGAGAAGGTTCATCTGATAGGTTTGGAACTTTTCGGGGTGATCTGACTTTTGCGGCGAAGGTGGCTTGCTCGATCTGACGAGACGGCAAGCTGTGCCGAGTAATGACGGGGCCGCCCTCTTACCCCCCCCGAGAAGCGGCCCCGTTTTGCGTCAGGCAGCGGCGTCGACCGGCTTTCCGCCTTCCTTGATGAACGAGTGCTGCTCCGCTGGCGGCAGCGCGTCGAACGCTGAGCGCAGCATCGTTTTGCCCGTCTGAGCGCCACTGCCACCAGGCGCACCGCCACCGCCGTTCGTTGCGGCCGCCTTGAAGTGCTTACCCTCTTCCGAGCCGAGGAACGTGGTGATGTAGTCCTTCGCGGGCTTGTCTCCGATCATCACGGCATACTTGCCGTCGACGAGATCAGCCTTCGCGTTCTGCTTCACCATTGCCGTGAACGCTGGCACGAGCGCAGGCACGACATTGCCGCTCGCGATCGCCGCGTTGATCTCGGCGTCAAGTGCATAGGAGCGAGCCGCGCCCTGCTCGGTTTCGAGTGACTTCACGGCCTTGTCGCGCTCACCTGTGACGACCTTGAGCTGCTTATTCGCCTCGGTCAGTGCCGCCTCGGCCTTGTCGGCACGATCCTCGGCCGCCTGCAGATCCTCGGGCTTGATCTCGGCGCCGCGCTTCAGTTTGCGGTTCTCGCCGATCAGCTGCTCGTTCTTCTGCTCGAGCTTGTCGATCGACTCCTGCACCTTCGCCACTGCATCGGCGATGGCCTTGTCGAGCTGTTCCTTCGTGTAGGTTTCGTCTGCCATGATGGTCTCTCCTAGCGGAGTTCGTCGAGTGTGAGTTCGCGCCCTGTCCCGCTAATCAGGTCGCGCACAGTGATTTTCCCAGCCTCGAACAGCGCCGCCCGCTCCTTCCCGAGCACACGCTCGACGAAGGCTGGCGACTGCCGCTTGAGGAAGTCCTGAAACGTCGTTTTCCCGTGCACCGGGCCCAGCGATGACGCGCGCTCGCCTTCATCGTCAGGCTCATCGAGCGGAATGCCGAGATCGCGGAGGCTCTTCGGAATGGGCGACAGGACGCAGCGATCGTTCCAGTGGATCGGCGGCGCCATGAACTCGACCTTCGTGCCCTTCAGCTTGTTGCCGTCGAGATCCCATGATTGGCCGTCCATCGCTGCGCAGCGAGGGCACACGTGGCCGTCTAGCGTGGCGAGCCAGCGCACTCCGGCGGTCAGGCGGGCGTTCTTGCGATAGGTGGCAAGCCGCGCATCATTCGCAGCCGACATGACTGAACTATGCACGAGAGCACGAGCATTCCTTCGGGCGACTTCGAGTATTCCAGTATCAGTTCGTGATCCGGCAATTCGGGCAACGATCCTCTCGTTCGTCTCGCCATTAATCACCCCCTGCCGTACCTGAGCAGCGAACTTGAACGCCGTGTCCTCGCCCTGCTTCTCCCACCACGCTGCGGACGGTGCACCGTCGATCAGGACGTTCTTGGCCAGCGAGGCGAGCGTTTCAGTAGTGACCGCGCGCACCGTGCCGATCGTCTGCAGCGCTTCGACCGTGCGCTCGCTGACGAGCACCACGAGCCCATGCGTGTCGAGCGTGCCGGCGATGGTCGCATAGCGCGCGCTTGTCGCCTTCTCGGCCTCGCTGATGATGGCCTCGAGCTCGCGTTTGCTGGCTTCGCTCAACGTGCGGTTTTGCAGGAGGGTGCGCAGTTCGCGTTCGAGCTCGCGCAGGATCGCCTCGGCCTCGGCTTCCTCGTGCGCTGATAGGCGCTGAAGCTCTAAAGCATGGCGCAGGATCTCGTCTTGAAGCTCGATCTCGCTCATGCGGCGAGCCTCGGCTGATCGGCTACGGTGACGACATCGATCCACCACCAAGAATGATCGCATTCCGGTTCGCATTTGCACGGCCACGGCCCCGATAACCCTGCGCCGCTCGGATCGTGAGCGACCTTGCCATTCAAGGCGACCACGGCATGCGTCTCGTTCGGGTTGATACCTGTCACCCCCGAGACGATGACAGGCACGCCCGGATTGTCGGCGCTGAAAACCGACAGCACCTTTTCCAAGGGCCATCCAGCGGTGCAATACGTCTGGAAGAGGCCGAAACCTTGAGCGTTCAGCCATTCGCGGGCCAGCCGATACATCTCACGCAAATCGCTGGCGATCTCGCCAAAATTGGGGACGTCTTGGGCCGAACGCTCGCAGATGGTCGCGATGCACGCGCGATAACAATCCCCTGATCCGATGCAGTAAACAGGCTTCACCCCTGCATCTCCTCACGCGCCTTCGCGATCAGCCAATTGGCGGCGTTGTTGAATAGGAGCCCCCAACCGATGCAGGCCTTGGCGAGCGTGAGGTAGAGGCGGCTCATTTGCGAAAGCCGATTGGACCTTGCAGCCGCACGATCGGATTGCCCTTCGCGTCGACCAAGCCCGTATCGACTTGCTTTTCGCCATCGACGCTGATGTGCGGCAGCATCGGGTCGGACACCCAATCCGCAATGCGCGGGTAGTCGAGCCCCGAGCGCGGCCTGCTGACATACCGGCTCACTGCGCCCATCCCGAAAGCCGTTCACACTTGCCGCCATTGATCCATCCGCGTGGAAGCACGGTGACGACGCATGTTCCCTCGAGGATCAGCTTCGTGCCGTCGCCCATGCGAACGACCGTGGCGCCGAACGCAGCCGCCTGATGAACCGCCACAGCCGCCGAACGAATGCGCGACCGTGCCTCGGCCTTCGTCACCGCTTCGATCCGCTCCTGGTAGCGCTCGACGGCATGACGGGAAACGCGCATCACGCCCGCGCCAGCACGTTGAGAATCTGCACCGCCCGCTCGTGGGCGTACGTCGGCGTGATGCACCCGCGCAGTTCGGCAAGCGCGACCTCGGCGGCCAAGCGCTGCTCGCCGCGGCTGATGTCGGGCCAAGCTTCGAGCTGCGGATA